TGGAATCATCGGCTTTACGGCTGATAACGCCCCGGCGTTCGTCCGGCAGACTGATGATGGCAATCAGCTCTGGCGCCATGAAGTGATCGAGACGCTCGCATCTTTTTATGGCCCGCAAAGTCAGTCGATCGCCAACTTGTTTCGCGATGGTCTTACGGTTGAGCAGAACAACGAAACTCTGAAAACAAACGAGCTCTCACTTGCTGATTACAGTGAACTGACAGCCTTCCCCGAACTCATCAATAACCAGTGGGTGCGCCGGTACGACATCACTGTGCGCCTGCGCCGCAAAGTTATCCGCGATTACGGCATCAAATCTCTGGTCGAAGCGCCAGTATTATTCTTTGGAGATTAACCTATGGCACAGGGCTTACCTGTATCCAACGTTGTGAACGTTGACGTGATCATGTCGCCCACTGCGGCGACGGGTCGTAATTTCGGTTCGCTACTCATTCTCGGCACATCCACTGTCATTCCGGTATCAGAGCGTATCCGGCTTTATACCAGCTCAGAGGACATCGGCGTTGATTTCGGCGAAGACAGTCCGGAGTACGAAGCTGCGCTGATTTACTTTTCACAGTCACCACGGCCTGCTCAGGTTTACGTCGGTCGCTGGGCAAAAACGATGGCAACCGGCGAGACAGGTAGCGCTGAAACTCTGGCGCAGGCAATCACTGATGTATTGCAGTTTACCAACTGGTATGGCCTTGGCATTGCTGACGAAGACGAGCTGACGCCTGCAGAGATTACGGCGACTGCAGCAGCAGTTCAGGCATCAAGCCTGAGCCGCGTGTTTGCTGTTACGTCCTCTGATTCTGGCATCATCGACTCAGCGACCACTTCGGATGTCGCCTCTACTCTCAAAGCGGCCGGGTACAGTCGTACCTTTGTGCAGTACTCAACGAAGAGTAAATACGCGGCGCTGTCGTCGTTCGGGCGTGCCTTTACTGTAAATTTCACCGGCAACAACACCACGATCACCCTTAAGTTCAAAACTGAACCGGGTGTGACGTATGAAACTCTTACCAGCTCTCAGGCTGCCGCTGTAGATGCGAAGAATGCCAACGTCTACGTGTATTACGCGAACGACACGGCAATCCTGCAGCAGGGTGTGATGTCCAATGGTGATTTCTTCGATGAGCGCCACGGGCTGGACTGGCTGCAGAACTACGTGCAGACCAACCTGTTTAACCTGCTGTACACATCAACCAGCAAAATCCCCCAGACCGAAGCAGGTATTACGCGCCTTCTCACTAACGTTGAGATGTCGCTGGACCAGGCTGTTTCGAATGGTCTGGTTGCACCGGGCGTATGGAATGGCGGTGACATCGGCCAGATAACTGCAGGCGACACCCTGACAAAAGGCTATTACGTTTACGCACAGCCCCTGGCATCACAAGCTCAGTCAGACCGTGAGAAGCGCCGCGCGCCTCTGATTCAGGCAGCTATCAAACTGGCCGGTGCAGTTCACTACGCCGATGTTCAGATCAACGTTGTTCGCTAAGGGGATATAGATGAGTACCTACAGCTTTATGGACATTACGGCGTCCATGACCGGCCCGACCGGCTCAATCGACCTTGGCTATGGCTCTGCGAACTCCGAAGAGGGGATCACGGTAACGATGACCGAGGCTAAAAACACCATGACGATTGGTGCTGACGGCGAAACGATGCATAGCCTGCATGCAGGCAAGAGCGGCACCGTGACCATTAACCTTCAGAAAACCTCGCCGGTGAATAAGAAGCTCTCCCTGATGTACAACGCGCAAAGCCAGTCTTCTGCGCTGTGGGGGAATAACGTGTTCCTCCTGCGCAACAAAGCATCAGGCGACATCGTCACTATCCGTTCAGCAGCTTTCCAGCGCCAGCCTGACTGGAACAACCCAAAGGTTGCCGGAATGGTCGCGTGGGTGTTCGACGGCGGCAAAATCGACGAAGTGCTCGGGGAGTTTTAATCGATGGAATTTGAAATCAAAGGCGTTAACTACCGTACATCAAAGCTAAGCGTTTTCGACCAGCTGAAGGTGTCGCGCAAGCTACTCCCGGTTCTGGCCGGATTGCTTGGAGACTTTCAGGCTCTCAAGTCTGCTACACAGGGTGGCGATGTTTATAAAGCCCTCGAAACCGCGTTGCCGAAAATTGCAGAGTCATTAGCTGATATGAGTGAAGAAGATACCAATGCGATCATCTTACCTTGCCTGTCAGTGGTCGCCCGGCAGAACGGCAAGGTATGGACACCGGTAATGTCACAGAACGAGCTGATGTTTGACGACATCGATCTGATGAGCATGCTGCAGATTGTTGGTCGGGTGGTGGGCGACAGTTTGGGAAATTTTTTGCCCGCAACCCCCGACAAAGAGATTGCCAGCCAGCCAGCGGCCTGACGCTCGAATCCCTTCCTGATGGTGAAGATTTTCTGATGCGCCCGGTTGATGCCGGGTACATCAGTTACACCGCGCTGAAAGATGGCTCAGTAGACCTCGCAGACGTGGCGCGCATGAATGACTGGCTTGACCTGAAAGCAGACAACAACAACCGCATTGAGCGCTGGAGACAGGATAATGAACGCTGAGACTATCAAGGATTTTCTGGTAAGCCTCGGCTTTCAGATTGACGATGCTGGCGCGCGCAAGTTTGACTCCGTAGTGCTGGGCACCACACTGAATGTTGTTAAGCTCGGTGCAGTAGTAGAAGCAACGGCCCTCTCAGTGGTGGCCTTCACCGCCAAAATCGCCAGCGGTCTGGATCAGCTTTACTGGTCATCCCAGCGTACAGGCGCGACAGTGGCAGGTATTCAGGCTATTGGCTATGCCGCATCTCAGGCAGGTTCAAGCGCTGAATCCGCACGAGGCTCCCTTGAGGGGCTGGCGCGGTTCATGCGCAACAATCCCGGCTCGGAAGGCTTTCTCAATCGCCTTGGTGTGCAAACTCGCGATGCCAGCGGCAACATGCGGGATATGGCCAGCATCTTTACGGGGGTGGGCCAGAAGCTCAGTAACATGCCGTATTACCGGGCAAACCAGTACGCGCAGATGCTCGGCATCGATGAAAACACATTAATGGCGATGCGTCGTGGGCTGGGTCAGTTCAATCAGCAATACACGCAGATGGCGAAGGCTATCGGCTTTAATGCTGACCAGGCTGCAATCAGCTCCAACAAGTTCATGACCTCGCTGCGCGCCTTCGGGCAAATGGCGGGCATGGCGCGCGATAAAATCGGCTCTAGCCTGGCAGAAGGTCTGTCGGGTTCTATCGACACATTGCGTAAGCAGATCGTCGATAACTTCCCGAAGATAGAGCAGACGATTACAAGTGGCGTGAAAGGTCTGCTGTGGCTTGCGGAGATGATCGGCAGAGTTGTCTACCGCTTAATTCAAGCAGGCGGCGACATCATGCAATGGTGGTCGTCGCTGGATAAGTCGACTCAACGTCTAATAGAGGTATTCGGCGCGCTGGTAGTTGCCTGGCGCTTATTAAATAGCGCATTCCTGACATCCCCTATAACACTTATCGGTTTACTGGGCGGAGCAATACTCGCTCTTTACGATGACTATAAAGTCTGGAAAGAGGGAGGTAAGTCGTTAATCGACTGGGGTAAATGGGAGCCGCAGATAAAAGGTGCCATTAAAGGCGTCGACGATCTGAAAGATGCTGTCATGAGTCTTATTGGCATTGACCCTCAGGCATGGACGGCCAAATGGGACATGAGCAACCTCATGTCCAATCTTGGCGAATTGTCGAAAATGCTTGATGGCATTGCGCGGTTGCTCAACGCCATCAAGGATGGGCGCTGGAAGGATGCTTATTCGGTTGGACGAGAGCTGATAAATCAGGGGAAAGGCAACCCTGACGCATTGCCTGCCATAACCTCAAGCGCAGACAGTGCTGCGGAATACATCAAGAGCAAAACCGGTTTCGATCCGCGCAGTATAGGCTTTGCCATGAAGAGATGGTTGAGCGATAGAGACCCTCAACCGGTTCCTGTCGAAGATTCGCAACCTGAGCAAATCTACCCGGTTGACGGACCTGTTGAGCAATATGGTCAGTCTGTGAAGAGGTCGCGGGCAAGCAAGGATGGTGCAGCGCTACTTGGCTGGATGAAACCTGCTATGGATAGGCTAGAGCAGCTTTACCGGCTTCCTGAGGGACTCCTAAGAAGTGTTGCAATAGCGGAGTCTTCCGGTAATCCCAATGCAGTCTCTGGTGCAGGTGCTCAGGGTTTGTTCCAGATTATGCCAGGTACCGGTCGGGATTTAGGTCTGCGGGGTAACGACGCATTTGACCCGATGAAGGCGGCTGGCGCAGCTGCAAAATATCTCAGCCAGCTTCTTAAAGCTAACAATGGCGATCTGCCGAAAACTCTGGCCTCCTATAACTGGGGACTGGGTAATGTGAAAAAGCATGGCATGGCTTTGATGCCTCAGGAGACCCGGAGCTATGTTCCTCGGGTACTCAGCAATATGCCCAGTGCTGGCGCAAGCATTACTCAGGAAACAAACATCCATATCCATGGTGTAAGCGATCCTGAGCGAGCAGGAAATAGTGTCGCAGAACGGCAGATGGGCGTTAACTCCCGGCTAACCCAGCAACTTACTCCGGCGGTCAGATAATGGATATTCTCTCTACGCTGTTTTCACAGCAAAGCAGGAAGATAGGCCTGCTCATCCCGGACGTGGTTATCTCTGAGAAGCATAGTGATGTGCTGGAGATTACAGAGCATCCTACTGAATTGGGCGCGCCGATCGCTGACCATGCCTACAAGCGTCCATCAGAGCTGACAATGGAGGTCGGCTTTTCTGGGGGAGGCTCGTTGCTTGATTTTGCGAGTTCGTTCACCGGTACTAGCTTGCTGGGGCTAAGCCCAAAAGAAACCTATCAAAGCCTTCTCGACCTGCAGGCCAGTCGCGTTCCATTCGATGTAGTTACCGGCAAGCGCATTTACAACAACATGCTGATCCGCGTGCTTGATGTAACCACCGACCGGACGTCTGAAAATGTCCTGATGGCATCTCTTACGCTCAAAGAAGTCCCTATATCGCAGACGCAGACGATCAACGTGGCGAACAAAGCCGACATGACGGACGGAGTAAGCACATCACCAGTGCAGAACACCGGCATCAAGTCAGTGAAGAGCGCCAATGAGTCCGTACTTTCTAAATTCTCAAGTTACTTTTCGGGGTAAGCATGCAGGGATATGAAATCCCGCTATCTCCGGACAATCAGGCATTCAATATCAACCTGAGCAACACCACATACCGGCTGCAGGTAGAGTGGCGTGACTTCGCGTGGGTGCTGGATTTGATGGATAGCGGCGGCAATGAAATCGTGAGCGGAATCCCCATGGTGACAGGCGGTAACCTGCTTTCGCAGTGGGGCTACCTTAATCTGGGATTCGCGCTCGAGGTGGCCTGCGATGACGCTTCGCAGGATTACCCAACCAAAACTGACCTTGGCATTCGCAGCCATCTCTACGTTATCACGGGGTGAGAATGAGCCAGAACTGGATGCGTCACTTTGAAGTGTTGCTGGTCGATGAGTCTGGCGCCGGCATCAGCCTTTCAGATTTCAAAGTCGTATTTAATATTGAGTGGACGAATGCGCTATGGCCTCGCGTTGCGACGGTGAAAATCTATAACCTGAAGAAAGACACTGTAAGCCGGATTCAGGGCAAGGAGTTTTCCAGGCTGAAGATGATCGCCGGTTACGATGGCCTGGCTGCGCCGGTCGATGCCAGTCAGGTAGGCATTGCACGCAATGTCGACGCTACTCAGGTGGGTCAGACGGACGGGCAGAACTTCGGACAGATATTCGACGGTGAGATCCGCTTTACGATAACCGGGCGCGATAACCCTACCGACACTTATATCCTGATTCAGGCCATTGACGGTCATCAAGCATTTGTGGCCGCGAAGGTCAACACGACTCTGGCAGCGGGTTACACGGTGGCAGATTTGCATGCTGCCACGATGCAGAGCTTCCAGCCATTTGGCGTGACGCAGGGCATTACTGCACAGATGCCGGACACCGTATTCCCCCGCGGGCGCGTGATGTATGGCATGGCCCGAGACGTGATGAGCAACGTGGCTGACCAGTGCAATGCCAACTGGCAGATTGTGGATGGTCAGGCGCAGATGGTCAGCACTGATAAGTACATCCATGAGGCGATCGTGCTTAACAGCCGCACCGGACTCATCGGCATGCCACAGCAGACCATGGGCGCTGGCGTTAACGTGCGATGCCTGATTAATCCCAATATCCGGGTTGGTGGACTGATAGAGCTGGACCAGGCTTCTGTGTACCGCTCGGCGCTATCCAGCGACGAAGTCCAGCGGTCGGGTGGGCGGATTTTTGAGACCGAAAATAACGGTAATCTGAGCGTCAACGGAACACTGCAACAGCCCGCAAGTATTGCGACCGATGGCGTGTATATCGTGCAATCCATCAGTT